TACTTCGATGTGTCTTTAACGGGCGGTTCTGGAAGTGGCGCATTAGCCACAATAACTGTTGCTGGCGGCGTAGTAACAGCCGTAACCATTACAGACGGCGGTGCGCAGTACAGTGTTGCAAATACGCTGTCTGCTGCTGCAACCAATATTGGCGGGACAGGTTCTGGTTTTTCCGTTCCTGTTGCTTCTGTAACCAACTCAGGCGGTACGTCTTGGCTGGGTGATAACTTTGACCCCGTGCTGTTGTACGCATCTTTGGTTGAGGCTTATACCTACATGAAGGGTGAGCCGGACATGATGACGCTGTACAACCAGAAGTTCATGGAAGCTCTTGCATTGGCTAAACGTCTGGGTGATGGTATGGAGCGTCAAGACGCTTACCGTTCTGGTCAGTTCCGTCAGAAGGTGACTTGATATGTCAATTATCCAGACCCAGACCACCAGTTTTAAAGCAGAGCTTTATCAAGGCATACACGACTTGACGACCGACGTTATTAGGATTGCTCTGTACACAGCCAGCGCGGATTTAAACGAAGACACAACTGCGTATTCTGCTACAAACGAAGTAGCCAATACAGGTACTTACGTTGCTGGTGGGGCAATACTAACGCCTATCACGGTATCGTCTTCTGGATACACAGCTTTTGTGAGCTTCCCAAACATCTCATGGACTGGGGCTATTACCGCAAGATGCGCGTTAATCTATAACGATACCGTTGCCGGTAATCCATCCATAGCTGTGTTGGACTTTGGTTCTGACAAAACTTCTACAACCACGTTTACAATCACCATGCCCGCAAACACCGCTACGGCGGCTCTTATTCGTTCTTCTAACTAGGAGTCATTATGACTATTGAAAAAACTAAAGCCACGGACGTTGTTTCTAGTGGTATGACCTGTAACACCAAAGCCGGTGAGGAAGCGAAAGCTACCGGTTTATTTGAAATCAAATGCCATGACAAAGACGGCAATTTGAAGTGGGAAGCACAATCTAAAAACTTGGTAGTCAACGTGGGTCTGGCTTACATGGCCGGTTCTGCTCTGACTTCAACAACTCCAGTTACCTCTTGGTTCCTTGGTTTGTACGGTGCCGGTGCTTCCAACACCCCTGCGGCAGCGGATACGATGTCTTCCCACGCTGGTTGGACTGAGGTTGTGGCTTACAGCAATGCAACCCGTGTGGCGGCTACGTTTGTTGCTGCAACAACTGCTAACCCATCTGTGGTGACTAACTCCGCTTCTCCTGCTACGTTCAACATCAACGGCACAACAACTGTTGGTGGGGCTTTCCTGACCAGCGGTAGTGCTAAAAGTGGTACAGCAGGTACGTTGTTCTCAGCGGCTGACTTTGGCGCACCCGGTGATCGTTCTGTGGTAAACAGCGATACTTTGTCTGTGACGTACACATTCAGCTTGGCAGGTTAATATGGCGGCGTGGGGTGACGGCGCATGGGGCGATAGTGGTTGGGGCGGCTTTGTCGCTTACGCCAGCACCGTGGACGAAACCTCTACCGGCACAGACGCGGTTAGTTCCGCGTTAATTGTAGCCCCAGTCGTTAGTGAAACAGGTACAGGCACGGATGCAATTGCAGCGGGCAAGGTATTTACCTCTGATATAACGGAAACGTCAACAGGTACAGATGCTGTAGAAGGAGCGCCTTTATACCCTGCCTCGGTAGTGGAGACTGCCACAGGTTTAGATGCGTTTTTATCATCTGTAGCGCTAAATTCAAATATTACCGAAACTGCTACCGCCTCAATTACGGAAACAGGCGGGGAAATTTATGATGCGGCAGTAGCTGGTACGGGTTGGGGCGAAAGTCCGTGGGGCTATAACTCATGGGGCGGCATTGGTGAGATAGCTATTGCAACAGATGCAATAACGTCAACGTTGACAATTAACGTATCTGTAGCAGAAACGGCAACTGGAACAGACGATGTTGTAGCAACAGATTCAAATGTTAATTTGTGCAATGAGTCAAGTACGGGTAGCGATGCAATAATAGCGTTACTAACGTACAACCCGACTATAGCGGAGACAGCAACTGGGACGGATGCGGTATCAAGTGTTATGGTGTTTGCAACTACAGTTGCAGAGACTGCAACGGGCACAGATGAGGTAACGTCTAGTTTTGTGTTGTTTGGTGATGTGCAAGAGACAGCGACGGGATCGGATGCAGTAACTGCTACTCTTTTATTAGCCGCATCAGTTACAGAAAACGCAACGGGAACAGACGGAATTACAGCAGCGGCAGGTTTTGCCACTACTGTAGAAGAAACTGCAACAAGTGCAGATACATTAGCGGCAGCAGCGGCGTTTATTGCCTCCATTAATGAGTTGGCAACGGGCACAGATTCAATCACAGCACGGCCTTTCTGGGAAATAATTGATGACACACAGACCGCAAACTGGCAAAATATTAGTAACACGCAAACAGCAGCTTGGACTGCGGTTGCAACAAACTAGGAGCACTTAAATGGCAGCAACGACAACTCTTTTGGGTTTACTTACCCCCACTCAGGGAACGCTCTCTGGTACGTGGGGCGACTCAGTCAACTACGGTATTTCTGATTACCTTGATATTGCCATTGCTGGCACACTGTCTTTTGCAGGTGATGGTGCTATTACTTTGGCAAACACTACGGGTAGCTCGTCAGGAAACGCAATAACTTCTACCACAGCCCAGTACATGGTGATTCGTATCACCGGCACACAAACTGTTACCAAAGTTATCACAGGCCCAAGCTACAGCAAACTGTACATGGTGGATCACGCAGGCGCTACCAGCGCGGTGACATTTAAAGCCGCTGGCCAGACAGGTGTTTCTGTTGCTGTAGGTGAGAAATGTTTTGTTTACTACAACGGCACAGACTACGTAAAAGTAGCTTCTAGCGTAGTTAGCACTGGCGATGTAGTTGGCCCAGCTTCTGCCACAGACAATGCAATTACACGGTTTGACCTTACAACTGGAAAATTAGTCCAAAACAGTTTGGTAACTGTAGCTGACGACGGCGCAATCACTGCGCCGCAAGTAGGATCGGTGATTCCTTTCTACTATGCCAACCAAGCGGCGTTTCCTTCTGCAACAACTTATCACGGGGCTTTGGCTCACAGCCATGCTGACGGGGCAATGTTTTTTGCTCACAGCACTGTGTGGGTCAAGCTTGGCTATATCAACATACCAAACTCAGGCACTAGGACAACAAGCTACACTCTTGTTATTGGAGATGTGGGCAAGTTTATAGAACTAGGTACTGGAGGCACAGTTGTTATCCCAGCAAGTATTTTTGCTGCTGGTGACGCAATTTCTGTTGCTAACAATACGGCTGCGGCCATTACTTGCACCTCATCGGCAGTTACGGCTTATCTTGGTGGTACAAATACCATAGTGACTTCTTTTTCATTAGCCAGCAGAGGTGTTTGCACTATTCTTTATGTAACCGCTTCTGTTGTCTTTATCACAGGAAATGTGTCATGAGTGGAATGATGCTTGCTTTTTCTGGGGGTAGCTACGGCGCTGCTCCAGTCAACGCTGTGGCTCCGGTAGTCTCAGGTACAGCTACCTTTGGGCAAACCCTTACAACGACTAACGGAACGTGGACAGGTGCACCAGCACCTACATTTACATATCAATGGCAACGGGTTACAACAAATATCAGTGGCGCAACTTCTAGCACGTATGTATTGGTTGCTGCTGACGTTGGCAATACAATCCGCTGTGTGGTAACGGCTACCAATATTATTGCGCCATCTGGCGTTACTGCTAATTCCAACTCTACAGCTTCTGTGGTGGCGGCGGTTCCCGGCGCACCCACAATTGGCACAGCTACAGCTACTGGGGCAACCACAGCAACCGTTGTGTACACGGCTCCCGCAAGCAATGGTGGAGCAACAATTACGTCCTATACAGCGACATCTTCGCCAAGCGGTATTACGGGAACATTGAGTCAAGCTGGTTCTGGAACAATTACTGTTTCCGGATTATCAAGTGGAACCTCATACACGTTTACTGTAACTGCAACAAATTCTGCTGGAACAAGCGCTGCAAGTGCGGCCAGTAATGCAACAACAACTCTTTCCCCGCCTTCGTCCATAACAGCGTTAATAATTGGTGGTGGCGGCGGATCAACTAATGCTCCGGGTGGAGGAGGTGGTGCTGGAGGATTACGTTATTACGGCGCAGAAACTCCAAAAACACCTAATGGTGCGGCTATATCAGTTACTGCAGGTAATAGCTACATAGTAACAGTTGGTGCAGGCGCTGGGGGTAATGGATCAGATTCACAATTTAGTAGCTTTGATTCACTTGGGGGTGGTGCAAACTTTAATAGTGGCGGTTCTGGTGCTGGTGGTGGATATACTGCACAGATAAGTGGGTTGGGCGGAGCGGGTACTGCAGGGCAAGGATTTCGTGGTGGAAACACGGTTGACAACAATGGCGCATATCCAGTCAGCGGAGGGGGCGGTGCTGGTGGAGTAGGTGGCGCTGGTTCAGGATATTCTTCTGGCAACGGTGGCCCGGGATTAGCTTACGTAATATCTGGCTCATCAGTGCAATATGCTGGCGGCGGTGGCGGTGGCGGTACGATTCAAAATTCTACGCGTGGAGTTGGAGGTTTTGGTGGTGGCGATGGCGGCGACCCTAACATTGGCGTGTACGCACAGAATGGCACAGTAAACACAGGCGGCGGCGGCGGTGGCACGGCAAACGGTGCTTATAACACCCCCTCGACTGGTGGTTCGGGCGTAGTTATTCTTGCTTATCCATCATCAAATGCAGACTTAACTGCTGTTAGTGGCGGCTTAACCTACACCAAAACCACATCAGGCGGCAATACAATTTATAGGTTTACTGCTGGCACAGGAACAATTACTGTTTAAAAGGTAAACATGGCACATTACGCATTTTTAGATTTAAACAACATCGTTACCGAAGTCATCGTTGGCAAAGACGAAGGCGAAGATGGTATTGATTGGGAGCAACACTACGGAGAATTTCGTGGTCAACCTTGCAAGCGCACAAGTTACAACACTTATGGTGGGGTTCATAAAAATGGCGGTACACCTTACCGCAAAAACTACGCGGGCATGGGTTACACATACGATGCGACCCGTGATGCGTTTATTTCCCCTAAACCTTTTGCAAGCTGGCTGTTTAACGAAACATCTTGTACTTGGGAACCCCCAACACCAATGCCAATTGACGAAAAAATATATAACTGGGACGAAGAAACACTATCTTGGATTGAGTTAGCACCGTGACTGTTTAAATATGATTCTCAATAATCTATTTCCAACTACTGTTGCTGGATTTGAACTAGGGCGTGATTTGTCTGAAGTAGAACGTGAGTACTTGCTTAACTTAGAAACACGCCCAAATGCTGGAAATTCTACAAGTCTTGACTCTTATGTATTGGGTCAGCCAAAACTGCATTCTTTAACAGAGTTTTTAAACAACTCATTGCAAGAATATTTTAATGCCATATACGTTCCTAAACACGATGCAAATTTGTGTATCACGCAATCTTGGGTAAATTACACCAAACCGGGACAATTTCACCATAAACACAACCATTCAAATTCTTTAATATCAGGTGTGTTTTATATTCAAGCGTCAAAAGAAACAGACAAGTTGCATTTTTTTAAAGATGATTACCGGCAAATAAAAATAGTTGCAAAAGAATTTAATTTGCACAACTCTGATTCTTGGTGGTTAGCGGCGGCAACTAATACGTTATTTTTGTTCCCGTCATCATTAACGCACATGGTAGAAGAAGTCAAAGGCGAAGATACAAGGATCAGCCTTTCATTTAATACATTCCCAAAAGGAATTCTTGGTAATGAAACAAGCTTAAACAGCTTAAAATTGGGTTAACCATGAAAGACTGGGCTGAAGCAATTATTGCGGCGGCCTGTATAGCGGCCTTTGTCATCTTTGGCACGTATATGATTGCATGGAGTTGGTCGTGATGTATGAAGTGGCTGTTGGTGATCTTTATGCTAGTGCCACAAACGTCTAGTCAAAAAAAGAAAGATGAATATCGCTGTGTGCGCTGGGCTTGGACAGGAGATGTCTATAACCGAAAAGTAGTATGCCTTGAGTGGCAAAAGGTTGAACGGAAATGATTGATCCTCTAACAGCCCTAGCAGGTTTGACAAGTGCCATATCGCTTGTTAAAAAAGCGGCAAAGGTGGCAAACGACCTAGGCGGCCTAGGCGTGATGGTTGCGCGTATGTTTGACGCTAAGAGCGTTGCGACCAAGGCGATGGTTGATGCAAAGCGGTCAGGCAATAAGTCTAACTTTGCGCTGGCAATGCAGATAGAAAATGCACTGATGCAGACCGCCAAGCTGGAGGCTCAGTTGCAACTCTTGTATATGCAGACAGGCAATATTGACGTTTGGAATAA